CCTGCGTCGACGCAGAACGCGTCCTGCAGGTCGTCGAACTTGGCGTTGTCCATGCGCTCGATGAACGTGACGGTGTTGCCGCTGATGATCCGCTCGACCAGCACGTAGATGACGTCCTCGTCGCCCTCGCGCACGACGGTCACGGACTTGTACTTGCCGCGGGTCGACGCCCGGGTCCACGCGTAGACGTCCTGCTCGGGCTGGTAGGTCAGGAAGACGCCGCCGCCATCGCTCATCACGACGAAGCCGAGCGCCCACGGCGCGGAGGCGTAGTCCCAGTCCAGCATCGTGCGGTAGTCGAACAGGTGCCGGGCGAGGACGGTGACATCCTTGCCGACGAACTTGTCGTCGGCGAACTGGTAGGTCAGGTCGCGGACGAAGTTGCCCGGGCTGACGAACAGGGCGACGTCACCGGCGACGATCGGCCGGAGCTTCGACGCGCCGTAGTACGACTGCGGCCGGACTGACACCGTGCTGGGGGTGATGACGCCGCTCTGCCCGCCGGTCAGGCGGTACTCGCCGCCGCTGGTCAGGAGCAGCAGGTCGGTCAGTGGCACGATGTGCTTGATGTCGTTGATGCGCCGGGCGGCGATCGAGGCGACGATGCCGTCGCTGTCGAGCGCGGGCACCGAGCGGCTGAAGTTGTTGAAGTGGCCGATCTGGCTCGCCCAGAAGCGGCTGGGGTAGGTGTTGGAGTTCGCGAACCAGCGCCGCTGCCCGAAGAAGCCAGTGCTGCCCGGGTAGCGGTCGGTGCCGTCGTTGAAGTCGTCGAACGGGTTGTACAGGCGCGGCGGCGTCTGCGAGTAGTCCGGGTCGATGTTCTTGTCTTCGAACGCGTTCTTCGTCGTCGTTCCGATGAAGCCGAGGACGCCGAACGTGTCGGTCGCGTAGACGTTGTAGTAGAGCGCACCGGCGACCGTCGTCCAAGAGATCGTGTTGTCCCAGTTCGACGCCGCGCTCGGGTGGGCGGAGATCGTCAGCGGGTAAACGTTGCCGCCGCTGGTGTATGTGTTGAACCCGGTGCTGTCGACGGGCACGCCGTCCAGCATCCGCAGGCTGAACGTCGTCGCCGTCAGGAAGCGGACTTGGAACCGGCGCCCGTTGATCTCGGTCATGCCGACGACGCCGTCGATCTCGATCTCGTCCAGATCCGCGAGGCCGTGCCCCTCGGCAGTCGTGACGACGGCGGGGTTCGCCTTGCTGACGCCGGTGATCGACAGGCTGGTCGTGGTGCCGTCGCCGAGCACGCAGCGCCCGCGCAGGCTCTCCTCCTCGTCGTCCGCGCTGATCGCCGTCACAGCGTACTGGCGGGGCTGCACAGCCTTCTCGAACGTGCCGCCGGAGGTGTAGGTCGTGAACCCCGTGCTGTCCACGGCGGTGCCACTGTCGGCGTAGGCGATGGTGAACTCGTTCGAGTTCACAACGGTCACGGTGTACAGGAAGTTGTTCACCTCGACCATGCCGCCGACGCTGTAGATGTGGACCTTGTCTCCGGTACTGAGGCCGTGCCCTGACGCGGTCACCTGCGCGGGGTTGGCCTTGGTCAGCGCGGTGATCGACCCCGTGGCGACGGTCGTGTTGGTCTCGACAGAAATGCCGGTCGGCGACGCCTGATCCGGCGTCAGGTCGACCTCGCTCAGCGTCCAGCTGTCGTTGTCGATCCGCACCAGCTCCTGCGGCGGGTAGTCCGGGTGGCAGAGGGTCATCACGTCGCCGGACTGGGCGTAGATGATGTCGAACAGGTCAGCGGCCGCCCACGGCGTCACGATCTCGTAGGGCGGCGTCGCGGTCCCGCCGGACGTGCCGCGCTTATAGGCTACAGTCGCGCTGCGGGAGGCGTCGTCTACGAAAAGAGGCGTGTAGGCAATGCCGCCCTCAGTTACGGCATACTCGCGCAGTTCCGGGTAGTTGGTGCCGTCGACGTCGTTGCCGTTCAAATCCTGCAGCTCGAACGTGTCGGTGGTGACGTTGGCGATGAGGAAGTTGCGACCGTTCAGCTCGAGCATTCCGGACACGCCAGTGATGTAGACCTCGTCACCATTCGACAGCCCGTGCGCCGTAGACGTGACCACGACCGGATTCGTCGCGGTCGCGCTAGTGATCGTCTTGATCGACGCGCTGTCGAGGATCTGCGCGCCCAGCGCGTGGAAGCGCATGTAGGCGTCGCCCAGCTCCAGCACGAACGTCTGGCTGTCGTTGAACTCGAACTCGATGATGCGGTACGGGCCCGCGCCCGGTTTGGCCCGAGCGACGAAGCGCGTGCCCGGGCGGGACATCATCGCGCCGGTGAACGTGGCGACGAAGTTCTCCGCCTTCTCGACGGCGACGGCGCGCTTGCTGAGGTCGACGCGCGCGCCAATTTGCGGCGACACCTCGCCGCCTGCCATGCTGGGCTGGATGATGCTGGTCATGCCTTAGAGCCTGCTCCTGAGCCAGTCGGGGTCGCGGTTCTGCTCCTCGGTCACGCCTTCGTTGCTGTCGTTCTGCTTCGCCTGCCCGATCTGGATGACGGACTCGCGGCGGACGCGCTCGGTGATGTTCTCGTCCATCGTCAGCGGCCGAGCGACGACCTCCGCCAGTCGCCAGCTGAACGCCATGACGAAGTTCGCGTCGAACTCCGTGACGTCCGTGACCTGAGCGGTGTACTCAAACTCGGGCTCCTCCTCGTCGGTCAGGATGACCTTCGCGTTGGAGGCGTTGCGCCCGATCGTCCACTTGAGCGGCGGCAGCAGATTGCCGCGCGGGTCGAGCGGATTGATGATCCGCCAGACACGCAGGGCGCCGCTCGGGTAGGTGTACATGTAGCCCCACTGCGCGGGCGGCGTGCCGCTCAGGGCGGCGGGACTGGTGTAGCGGAGCGCGAATTTCCACGGGTGTTCCCGCAGCAGGCTGTCCCTGACGTTTTCGTAGACGAGGTTGATCTGCTCCGCCTCGGTCGAGGCCTCGGTGAGGCTCTCGATCGCGAAGCGGTCGCCGAGGTGCTGGAGGGCCAGCTTGGCGATTTGAACGTCAGAGACAGCCATCGGTCACGTCACTCCTCGGCGGTGCCCGCAGCGGCCCGGCGGGCGGCGCGACGCTGGCCGCCGGTGGTGCGGGCGACTGCGTCGGTGGGCTTCTTGGTGCGGCCGCGACCTGCGACAGCTTTCGCTGCCGCGAGCTCGTCAGGGTCGGCGACCTTCGGACGGACGGTGACCGGGTCGGGCAGGCCCTGCTCGACGGCGGCCTCCTTCTCGGAGCGCCAGCTGGCGTCGTCGAGGATCTCGGCGGTCGACGGCAGCAGCAGCCGCTGGGTCATCATGCGCTCGCCGATCTGCTTCGGCGGCTTGGTGTTCCGGTCCATGACCGGGACGGAGACCTCCTGCTCGGCGGCGAACTCGTCGGGCAGCTCGTAGACCGTGCCTGCGTTCGCGCTGCGGCCGAGGCGGCCGTAGGCGGGGTGGTAGAAGCCGTTCTTGTCGAAACGTACGCGGATCATTTCACTCTTCCTTGTGATGGTGAAGGGCCGCCTAGGGCGGCCCTTCGGAGGTCGTCACCGATCAGTTGTTACCGTCGGCGTAGGCCTTCCAGTACTTCAGGTCGTACGTCAGGAAGGCGTTGATGGCACCCGCGGTCACCGTAGTCGTGGCGATGGTGGCGAGGATGCCGAGGTAGCGCTCGTAGGCCCGCGCCGCGCCCGACGGCAGGGCACCCACGAAGATGTAGGCGCCTGCGTCGAGGTCGTTGGCGTCATCGCCATCGGTCACGAAGGTGCCGGTGTCGATGTGGACCGTGGCCGACCCGTTGGTGGCGATCGCCGCCTGCGCGTCGGACGCCAGCTGGAACTTGATCGTGCCAGCCGAGCCGCCGGTGATGATCGACGTGTCCGTCTGGATCACGAGGAACATCTGGCGGCCGACGCCGAGGTCCTGCGGGGTTGCGCCGAGGTCGATGACATCGCCGATCAGGGCGGTGCCAGCGCCTGCAGCGACCGAAGTCGCGTCGGCAAATTCGAGCAGCTCATCGAGGATCATGGTGTTCTCCTTTCCTCTCGCCGATTACACGACGCGTGCTTCGTTGATGCGCAGCGCATCGCAGCGACGGATCGGGTAGCCGCCCCACGAGGTCTGCATGGTGCCGCCGACCATCTCGGTGGTCAGCGTCGAGTTGGCCACGGCGTTCGCGGTCTGACGACGCAGGAAGCCGAGGATCTGCTTGTCCATGTACCACACGCAGCGGCCCAGCGACGCATTCGGGATCTCGCTCACCGCCCGATGCATCAGGTCGTTGAGGTCGGCCCCAGTGGTCAGGTCTGCGGTGAGCAGCGACCGGTCGATGTTGCAGATCCGCACGATGTAGCGCCAGTCGCGCACGCACAGGCCCGCCTTCCAGCGGTAGTGGGTGCGGAAGGCCTGCATGCGGCCGTTCGAACCGTCTTGGTTCTCGATGGTCACCTCGCCGAGGTCACGGCTCTCAAGGCCCGCGCGCGAGCCCTTCGGGACGATCCCGTGGCAGGTGTTGGGCGACCAGCAGATCAGCCAGACAGAGGCGTTGTCGGAGCCGAGGCCGCCAGCATCTATGATGTTGTCGCCGTTTTCGGCTGCGAGGTCGCTGAACCGCGGAGCGAGGCCAGTGAACTCTTCCGGGGCGGTGGTCTCGTCGCCGTAGAAGAGCGTGTCCGCGATCTCTTGGTTCATGCCCTCGATGTGCGGGCGGTCCTCCTGCAGGCGGAACGCGGCCGGGTCGCCAGCCATCTCGACGAGGGCTTTGTCGACTTCGGCGTAGTCCTCCAGCATCCCGCAGGTGTCGGTGACCTGCACGGCGCGGCTCTTGGTCGGCTGGACGCCGCCGTAGAGCTTGCGCCACGTCGGGGACGGCAGGCCGCTGCGGATCGAGGTCTGGTGACCAGTGGTCGTGTTCCCCTCGAGCCAAGTCATGTCGAGGAGGATTTCGTTGGTCTCGTTCAGGATCTCGACGACGTCGGCGATCATGCCGTCGGGGTCGGTCACCTTCGCGAGATCGGCGAGGGTCGGGTTCTTGGTACCGAGGGTGGCCATTTATAGCTCCTTGCGTCAGGCACTCTCTTTGAACATCGAGGGGTACAGTCGCCGGAGCCGCGCTTCGTCCGTGGCATCCTGTGCGGTTGCATCCCCTTGCACGAGACTGGGGTCGCCCAGTTTCTTGCCGATGCGGTTCAGGAAACGCAGGAGCGCCGGGTGGTTGCCGATTGCCAGACCGTCCGGGTTGTCCTCCGAGGGAGAGCGCAGCAGCGCCTTCAGATCCTTGTCGCCGAACTGCTCGACCACGGAGAGCGCGGTCTTGACGTTGGCGTCGTAGGACTGACCCCCGAACTCCTTGTCAGTGCGTGCGGCTTCGCGCCAGCCCTGCACCCGGTTGTTCCAGTCGTCGACAGCCGCTTGCTGGGCTGCCTGCGTCCGCTCGATGTCGAACTCGGCGAGCTTCTGGAATTGCGCCTGCGTGAGGCCCGCTTCCTTGGCTGCTGCCATCGCGGCATCGAGACCGCTCTGATCGATCGTCAGACCTTCAGGCGGTTCGAAGGTGTACTGGTCTGGCACGCCTTCTTGCTGACCGCCGTCGGCACCCGCCAGCACGTCGTCAGCTGCCGACGACTGTGCATCAGAATTGTTGGCATTGTCAAGAATATCGCCGCCCGCGCTCTGGGAAGGAGCAGAGGCGGGCGGCGAGTTACCGTCGGCCGCAGCAATCGAGGGAGGAGTCTGCTGCTGGTCGGCGGTGCCCTGCGGCTGGGAGGTTCCGTCAGGGGCTTGGGCGTCACTCTGTTGGGTCATGGTTTTCCTCGAGCATCTGGATGAAGGCGCTGAAGTGTCGGGTGCGTAGCTCTTCCAGCACCCTCTCGCCCACTGCGCGCGCGCCTTCGTTGAACGCTGTCGAGTGGGTGTCGCTCGGCGTGTGCGACGGACGGCTGACGTGACATGCGTCGAAGATCAGCTCGTAAAGCCACCGGCGGCCGCGAGGCTCCTTGACGATGTACGACAGGTCGCGCTCGCGGTCCTTCTCGATCTCCTCGGCCTTCTTGACCTGCGCCTCGTCAGACGCGTCGTAGACGACCTTCCGCCGGTTCCTGATGGTCGGCCTATCGGACAAGGCTCTGCCCTCGCTGCAGGAGGTCGGTCAGGGCGTTGGGGCTCTGCGTGTCCGTGCGGGACAGCAGCTCCGCGCCTTGAGCGCCGGTCGCCATCGTCTGGGCAGCCATCTGCGCCTGCTCCATCTCCGCCTGCCGCTGGGCGGCCTCGGCGCGCTGGCGGCGCATCTCGTCCCGGTCGGTCTTCTCGCGCAGCACGCGCGGCGAGGTGCCGAGGATCTCGGCGTAGTCGCGGAACGCCTCGTCGGCATCGACGTTGTCGAGGATGTCCGGGAACACGCCGGCGAGGTTGCCGCCGAAGGACATGGTCCGCTCGAGCGACGCCGCGGCTGCCGCCTCCTGCGCCTGCGCCAGCAGCGAGACGTACTTGACCCGGATCTCGGCGCCCTCAAGCGCGGGCGGCGCCTCTGGCAGCAGGCCGCGCTCGAGGCAGATCAGGAACAGGTCCTCGATCATGGGGTCGAGGAACTCGCTGTTCAGGCGCTGCAATACGGGACCGAGCAGGACCAGCTTCTCCTCGTGCCGCTCGGCGACCTCGGTCGCGGTCATCTGGCGCCGGTCGCTGTTGATCATCATGGCGAACAGGTCGGCGTAGAAGCCCTGCCGGATGCGCTGCTGCACCTCCTGAATGTCCATCATCATCTCTTGAATGCGCGGCTGGACGACGTAGGCGGGCTCGAACCCAACCGAGCCCTGCATCGGGTCGACGTAGGTCGTGCCGCCCGGCAGCACGGTCGTCGGCTTGCCCTTCAGCGAGACGCTGGCCCGCATCGGCGGGTTCACCATCTTGTCGATCGCCTGCGCCTTGCGCCGCTGCTCGTGCTGCAGCTGCTTGACGTCGCCGAGGAACTCCATGCCCGGCCCGTAGCCGTAGACGTCGCCGCCGAGCACGTCCCAGCGTGGCACGAACGCGGGGAAGCGGTCGAAACCGTCCTCGCGCAGCAGGCGGTCGTCGTCCGCGCCGACCTCGATGTACAGGTCAGCGTACGGGCGGTTCAGCCCGTCCATGCGGTTCAGGTCGCGCTCCTCCTGACGGCGAGGCTGGATCAGGTGGATCACCGGCACCAGCTCGTCGTAGCTCTGCCGCTGCCACAGCGCCTTGACGGTCTGCGACACCTTCGACCAGTCGATCTTTTCCGCGACCGGATC